TGTAATTGTAGGACTTGTTAAAGTTTTATTAGTTAAAGTCTGTGAGCCTGTTAATGTAGCAACTGTAGAGTCTATTGCAATTGCAATATTATTATTAGAAACAGTTGTATCAACTCCTGTACCACCAGCAAATGTAAGTGTATCTGTACCTACAACAACACCATCATTTGAACCACTATCAGCAGCAATAGTTAATGTTGTTGATATAGCATCCACATATGCTTTAATTGATTGTTGCGTTGCAAGTTGAGTAGCAGAATTAGAACTTAAATCGTCTTCATCTAATATTGCAGAACCTGAAACAGCAGTATTTAATACAGCACTTGTTAAAGTTTTATTTGTTAAAGTTTGTGTTGCAGCTAATCCAGCAAAACTATCATCTTGTAAAGCAGTATTAAATTCTGCTAAAGAACCTGATATAGTGTTGTTACCTAAATCAATAGATTTGTTAGTTAATGTTGAACCAGTTGCCTCTAATACAATTGTACCTGTTGCATTAGGAAAAGTAATTGTTCTATCTGTAGTAGGATCAACAAATGCTAAAGTTGTTTCTGAAGCGTCATCTGTTGCACCTTCAAATACAAGAGGACTTGCACCAGATAAAACCATACCTGTTGCATCCATAGTACCTGTAAATGTACCACTAAAAGTACCACCAGTAATTGTTGGACTTGTTAAAGTTTTGTTTGTAAGTGTTTCTGTTCCTGCTAATGTAGCAAATGAACCATCTGTTAAAGCAGTATTAAACTGAGCAGTTGTACCTGATACAGTATTTGAACCTAATGCGATAGTTTTATTTGTAAGAGTTTTTGATGTGCCAGAAAATAAAGTATCTAATTGAGATAGTAATACTCTACCTTCAGTACCACCGTCAGATAATAATATCTTATCGCCTACTGCTAATGTAGCACTTTCTAAATCTGTTGCGTTGTCAATATTAACAATCGCCTCAACAGCACCAAATTCTATTGCGTTACCAGCACCGTTTACTTTTAAAACCTGTCCTGCAGAACCTATAGATAAAGAAACCCCTAAACCACCATGCGTTAAAGGTACAAATTCACCTGATTGATATTCTGCTAATCCTGTTACATTTGATCCTGAAAACGTTGCACGAACTGGTACTTTAGAACTCATTTATTATAACTCCGAAATCTCAGGCATATGTCCTGGTCTTATTGTTGTTACTGCTGTGCCACTTGCATTTGTAAATGGCAGATAATATGATTGACTTACAACGTGATCTAAAAAACCATTAATCTTTGTTAAATCTTTGTTGTTCACTAATGATATTGTTGTAGCGGAAGCGTCTGTTTTGGTAAAAGGAACTGTTTTGCCAACATCATGTTGAAATTCATTTACCCAAGCACTACCGTTGTAGATAAGATATTGTGAAGTTAAAGAGGTAGCAACTGTTACATCATTTAATGCTGTTAAGTTACTTGCACTAGCACCACCAATTTCTTTAATAGTACCACTATCATTGATATAAAATTTTTGAGCAGAGGTATCAATCGCAACCTCACGTGATTCAATATCACTAGTAGATGGTGTACTTGTACCTGTTTTAAGCTTTATAACTGTCATTATATCTCTCTATTATATAACGATTAGTACGTTCCGCCGTCAATGTCGCCGTATGTTACGTTACTACCGTTTGATTGTAAAATTTTACCACTTGCACCCAATGCCAATTTAGCAAGAGTGTTTGCCCCACTTGCATATAAAACGTCACCAGTAGTGTAAGATGATTGTCCTGTACCACCATATACTTCATCAATTACTGTACCTTGCCAAGTACCAGTTGCAATTGTTCCTAAAGTAGTGATTGATGTTTGTCCAGGATATGTTGATTTAATAACTATTTCATCACTTGATATTGCAAGTGTAGAGTCATCTACAGCAACACTTAAAGTATTACCTGATTTAGTTAAACCATCACCAGCACTTATCTGACCAGCACCAGAGAATTGTTCAACTGTTATGTTAGTTGTTCCTAATGTTGGAGTACCGTTATGTGTGAATACATAACCATTGTCAGCATTTGCAGAACCAGCTTCTACGAATACGAAAGCACCACCAGTTATTTCAGCAGCAGCGTCAGCGTCTGGTGTTCTTGTTAATACGTATGCGGCAGAGCCTGAACCAACAGTTGTAACTGTATATAAACCATTTTGAGTTGCAGTTGACTGATCTTTTAATAAGATTCTATCATTTGCACTTGGTGTAGCACCATCTATTGATAATGCACCATTTGATCCTGCAGTAATTGTACCAGCACCGTTATTGTATGTACCAGCAATGTTTGCTGTTGAAGCATACTTAACAGAAGCTTTTACATCTAAACCATTTGCAACACTATCAACATATGCTTTTGTAGCAGCGTCTTGTGCCGAAGATGGATCAGTTACGTTTACTATTCTACTTGAATTAACGTCAACAGTACCAGAACCTTTAGCGTCAAGTATTAGGTTAACGTTTGTATCATCACCTTGAGAACCTATTTTAACACCATCACCTGTAGCAGAGTTTGTAATTTCTACAAAGTTTACAGCGTTTGCAGTCTGTTGAAATTTAATCTGTTCATTACCAGCTGCGTCAGTAATTGCACCATCGTCAGCAAATTTAGGTGTTGTTAATGTAGGACTTGTTAGTGTTTTATTTGTAAGTGTTTCTGTTCCTGTTTTTGTAACAACAGTAGAGTCTATTGCAACTGTTAAAGTGTTACCAGAACCAGATGTATCAATACCAGTTCCTCCAGCAATTGTCATTGTTTCAGAATCTAAATCAATGTTTAATGCACCACCAGAGTCACCTTGGAAATCTAAATCTTGTGCCGTTACTTGTGAGTCAACATATGCTTTGATTGATTGTTGAGTTGCAAGTGCTGTGGCACTATTACTTGACATATTGTCTTCATCAGCAATAGCAGTAATACCATCAAGTAAATTTAATTCAGTTGCTGTTGCAGTTAAGGCAACGTCTTCATTAATTTTAGGTGATGTTAAAGTTTTGTTTGTAAGTGTTTGTGTACCAGCTAATGTAGCAACTGTACTATCAATAGCAAAAGTTAATTCGTTGTCAGCAACAGTTGTATCAATACCAGTACCACCAGTAAACGTTAAAGTTTGACCTGTAGTAAATGTATCGTTTGAACCACTATCAGCAGCAAGTGTAAAGTTACTTGAAGCTGGGGCAGCGAATGATAGGTTACCAGAACCGTCTGTAGTTAATAAGTGGCCACTTGAACCGTCTGCACTAGGTAAAGTAAACGTTATGCTACTTGCAACACTATTGGGAGATTTTAATGCTACAAAATGTGCACCGTTATTGGTACCTTCGTTGAATTTTATTGTACCACCAACTGTAGCAGAATTACCTATGAATAATTCGTCTATTGCTTTATTTGAATCTACTATTAAAGCAGATGAAGCTGTTAGTGTACCATGTGCGTGATCTAATAAAAGTTTGTAATATTGACCACCAATTTCTATTGCGGCGTTTGATGTTGATGTATGATCTCCAATGAATAATCGTAGACCATTACCACCAGCGCCTGTGCTGGCTGCTGATGTATCGTAAACGTAAGCAAGTTCCCCTTGCTCTAGACCTGAGGGTGCCGATGAACCCGTGGTTCGTTTAATCTTTATAATTGTTGCCATTTAATTCTCCCTATTAAAATGTGCCACCGTTTAATATTAAATTACCACTTTCAGTTTTTATTTCAGTTCTTGTTACGAATTTTTTAGTATTATCATCATATTGAATCATTGCACCATCGTCTAGCGTAGCCGCATTTACATCACTCAATCCAGTAAGTTTATTAACGTTACTTTGTAATTGAGCGACCGATGGTGAAGTTACAGAAACGTTTTTCGGTCCTGTAGTATTATTATTAATTGTAGCAGTTGTATTAGTACCTGTACTATACGTTGCAGTAATATTTGACATTTTTACCTTATTAATACTGTGTTGTTATAACAATATTTATAATAATTAAGGCTTTCCTATCAAGTACAATTATGTATATTCAACTACTTTTTATCAGTATCAGCGCCAGTTGAAGAAGAATTAGGTTCAACTTTTTTAATTTCTATGCCTAATTCTTTTGCGATAGCGTTATCATAGTGTTGTTGAAGAATTGCAATCTTTTCTAACTCCAAAGAAAGTTTGATTTTAGTTGCTTGCAAATCTTGTCTTACTATAATAGAATTGTAAGTTTTAGTTGACAATTCACTTTTTTTATAGTCTTTTCCGTCTATAGTAAAAGTTGGTTCTGTCGCAGGTGCTGTTGTTGAGTTGATATTTTCACTACTCATGTTATATTTCTCCTTGTTTATTATACGTTAGGTCTAGTTGTCATTAGACCTTCAATTATTCTTGTTACTGTACCTGAAGCATCCGTTATGTCTAAATCATAAACGTATCTTGCAGGCGCTTCTAAAGCAGCCGTTTGTGTTGCAGTTAATGACATTGTAACATTTCCTGTTGATCTGTCACTATCAAACACAATAGTTAAATCTGTTCTCGTTCTTGTGGAACTATATCCCAAAGCCATCTTTGCAGAAGCTGTATAACCCGTTAAATTTAACGGATCCCCGCTGTTATCCTTTACAGTTACAGTTGAGCTGAAAGTTGTTCCTTGATCTATATTGTAGTTAGCTGTTGCTGCCATAGTATTATTTATACGTATAAATAATAGTATTATTCTAAAGAAGGTAAAAAAATGACTATAGACACACAATGGAGATACAGAAATACTGCTGTTCCTACACAGACTTTTGAAAATCCAGAAGACTTTTTTGATAATCTTTATACAGGCGCTATAGACGCTGAAGATGTAAAGAAACATAAAGAGAATAATCTAAAAAATGTAGAGGCATTTGACTCATATCTACTTGCAGATAAACAGACCGTTATTACATGTAGAAGATTTAAAAGTATAAACAATTACAATGAGTGGAAAAGAGTTAGAGCCTTATTACCAAAAGTAGATTTTCATGTGTCTGAAGAAGAAGGTGAATTTATAAACGTTCAACCAGGCACCAATGTTGTAACAATACCTCCAATAGATACAGAATTGTGGGAACAAGAACATAAGGATGAGGAGTTTAACTAATGACAAAAGTTATAAAAAAATGGCAACTTAAAAACGCAGACGAAACTAAAACATTTGGATCAGTTGAGGAGTTTTTCAATCATTCATCTTCAGTAGATGTTGATACAAACCTTTTAGACAAACATATTGAAAATGACGATTCATTCTGTACTGGCAAACTTGGATTTTTACATGATGACAAAAAACATGTTATCATAGTAAGAGAATTTGGTAGTGCTGATATGTACGATCAATGGGACGCTAAAAGAAAAGAATTAGGTGATATTGATGATTTAATTGAAGAAGTTGAAATGCCAGTTAAAGTTAATGAAGCATACGACTTTGATGTAGAAGTTGACGGAGAATAATTTTATTCTATATATTATGAATGAATGTAATTATATTATCACATAAAAGAAGTCTTAACAAGTCCGAAGGACTTATTACAGCGAATTTAAATAACCACATCACATTGGTTTGTGATGTGGTGCCTAACAAGTCAGGCGATCGCTATAAACCTTTCATAGAACACATAGACGATTTAATTGTATCAAAAAAATTTGATATAATAGAGATTACACAAAAAGTTTTATCTTGTGATAAAGTATATTGTGTATCAGAAAATTTATTTCCTATACAAGCACAATTAGAAAGTTACTACGGCATACAGAATATATCTGCCTTTGCAGCTGAAGTCTTTGCAAATAAACAAAAGATGGATGATTTCTGTAGATCAATAGGTCTAGGTCATAACGTACCTAAAAGTATTACACCAACGTTTCATAGTCAGTTAGATATATTTGATGGTGATGAGTTTTTTACAAAGCCTGATATAGGTACAGGCAGTAATTCTTTCTATCCTAAATCTGAACAAAATGTACCTACTAT